AATGGCATCCTGGTAAATATTTATTTACCGTTGACTTTGCACATCCAGAGTCTAATATACTCGACACTGATCATTCAGAAGTTCCGCACGAGCATAAGTGCGCTCACATACTTGCATTAGAAGACGGCAATTATGCAGCACAACCTAACAACAGATGTATATGGGACATACCTTCTTTCACGGTGAAAGATGATATACCTGATTGGAAAGTACAAACATCTGAATGGAATGTAGAAAATAGTAGAGCATGGCGTACAGAAGACACGGACAAGTTCTTCTATGAAATTGAGGAAAAGAAAAAATGAATTTAGCAGATCTGTTAAAGAAAAATATAGTTATGGTTCCTGTGGTAGCTTCAGTGCTAGTTGGAACATTTACTGGTGTTAAGTATGTTGTTAACTTAACAGATACAATAAATGCTAATAAAGCAGAGATACAAGAATTAAAAACAATGAGTATTGAAAATATTAATAGAGATATGTCGGTACTTACAGATAATGTAAATACTATTATTGCAAAACTAGAAAGAGCAGAGGGTACTTGGGAAATGGCAGAAAATTTATATGAAGTGTTGGCCGATAGAGTGAGGCAAATGGAATATGATATTAAAGATTTAAACAGAGAAATAAATTATTAGGATGAACTATGGAGATTGCCAGGATGAATTACAAATTTACAGCGATACTCATAGCCTTGTTATGTTTTATGGCTCTGTTTATGGATCCTGCATATCCTAGAAACGAATATCTTAACGACGGTAGTACTAGATGTGGTGAAGTAGATGTATCTGTATCTAATCGTGATTACGAATATGATAATTATGATCGTAGTTGGAACGAAAGCAACTCTCAAGAATTAAGATTAACATTTAGAAAATATTTAGGAACAGACTGTAAAACATCAAAAGAAAATGCAGCTATTAAACAACAACTTGAGTTAATGAAAATGTGTAACAAAGTAAATAGAAATCCAAGCCTTGCACAGAATGAAAACTTTTCATTGTTAGTATCAAAATGTAGAGGTGTTGTTCCTCAAATAGATGAGGTAGAAACCATGCCTACAGGCAGTCTTTGGGATGAATTAAAAGAAGATTACATTAAAGAAAACCCAGAATCTAAAACTTTAGATAACAATAACAGCACATTGAAAGTGCCACCAGAAGGGTATATACTACCAAAACCAAAACCTAAAAATGAGTAAAAAACCTTTAACAATATCAGAAGAGGCAAAAGTGCAGATGCCTATGAAGACGGTTGCCAGCCTGATCGCGCTCGTTGCAATTGGAACCTGGGCTTATTTTGGAATCAATGAGAAGCTCAATCAACACAGCACAAAATTAGAATTGTTTGAAAAAGATTTACAACATAACACAGAGTTTAGAATAAAATATCCACGTGGAGAACTTGGTCAGTCAAGTGGGGAGGCAGAGCTTTTTATGTTGGTGGAGCATATTGCAGGATTATTAGACGAATTAGAAGTAGAAGTTAAGAGCATGAGAAACAATGCAGTAAACATAGAATTTTTACAAGAGAGAACAAAGAAACTTACAGAGGATGTAGAAAAATTAATTAGAAATGGAAACGGTCACCAATGATAGAGGTTGTATTTGCGTTAATACTAGAATTAAACGGAAAGATGATAGAACACGTCTATAAAGATTCTTTAAAAGCATGCCTTTACTCAAAGCGCGTAGCTAAACAAGAAGTAAATCCAGAGCGAGTAGTCTTCAAATGTAAAAAGGTAGAAGCAGAAACAGAGGTCTACCAGGATAGAAAAAGAATTATAAAAATAATTAAGTAATGCAGAAGTCCAATAAGAGTAGAAATCCTATTGCAAAACAACTTAGACATTTTAAACAAAAAGTGATAAAAAATAAGAAAACATATGATAGGAAAAAATTTCAAAATACAAGCAGAAGTAGTTAACGGGAAATGTCCGACGTGTGATGAATATACAATGTTGGTTGGGCTTTCAAAAGAATATTATAGATGTATGAACTGTGGTGCTGATTTAGAACAACATGTAAATGGTAAGATAAGTTATCTTCCTGTTTTAACCACACGTTCTGACGGTGGTGTGCCTGTTGTAAAAGATTGGCTTGAATAATGGCAAAAAAATCTACATTTGGAGTAAATACTTATCGAGAAAGATCTAAAAAAAAGATAGGCAGGCACAAAAAACGTATGAATAAACACGAAAAACGTAATTATAAATTATATGTTGGTCAAGGTAGGGCTTGACAAAATCATATAATATCCTACATTGTGGGTATGAAAGATAAAACATTAACATTAAAAGCAAAAGGTGTTACACCAAAACAATGGTCTACTCTTATTTTAGAATTAAATATTATGAAAAATGAGTGGAAATCATATGGCGTTGACATACAATTATTGGCACCAAGTATAAAAAAAATAATAACGTTGGGTACATCAAATGGCACAGAGAAAAGATCCAGATAAACTTATAAAGGAGATGTATGGACTTAATAATCTTAAACGACGGACTGTATCAACTAATTCCAATCACAAAACAGATGATGGATGGAATAGTGTTGACAAGTAAGATTAATTGTTTTGATCTGTGCGATATTCTTAGATTAAAACTAACCGGTTATGTTGATACACTAAACTTACACATCATGAACGATGGCAGTGGATCTATGATTGGTTGTATGTGTAGATAAACCTATCCTAAAGAGGGAAATGAGGATAGGTTATTGTGGTGAGATATCTCGCATTACCATAATCTTGCCACATTGTCAAATAGTCTCCTCTGGAGTGCAAGTAAACCTAATGTAGATACCATGTTTATTAACTTCTTCTCTACCGATTTCTTTCATTTTAATTAAAGACTCTTCATAACCAAATGTCATACAATCATAGACACTATCAAATGGTTCAGGCCATTGATAAGGCGGCATACACGTAGTGTGTATTTGTGAACAAATAATTAAACTTAATATAATTTTCATATTGACAAATCCTTATTCAATCCTATATATTGCTCAGAAATAAATGAAAGGAACTATGACTGATATATCAAAATATAGAAACGTTTCGTTAACACACGAAACTTATAAGATATTAGAGTCTTTGTCGAAGGTAATATTGCCCGATGCAAAGTTATCTATATCGAAAACCATTGAGTCAATTGCAAATGAGAAAGCGAGAAAATTAAATGGCAAAATTAAAAACAAGTAGAGTCGTAAAGATGATTTGCGATACATGCCACGGAAATGGGTATGTCAGAGTTGCAAAAATTGACGGTGATCCTGCTTTAGATTTTAGAGATAGAAGCGAAGTCCACCAATGTTGGGACTGCGATTCGGAGGGAGAATTTTATGAGACGGTTGATAATGATCTTATTGATGACGGTCCTTCTAACAAGCTGCACTAGTAGACTTGATTTTGATGGATTTGATCCAACAACGACAACTTTAAGATGGTTGATGAAAAATGATGCTAAATAAAATTTTACAGTATAGAAAAGGACGAGCTCCAGGTGAAAAAAAATGCTACGCGCTAAACACCTCTGGAGGTTACATATCGGGATTGCTAAAACCATACCCTGAGTATTCGAGCCTTTGGCGGCCCGTAAGTACGTGCACGGAAAGCGGGACGTTTGGATGATTCCAGAAACAGATAGAGCATACATTGCAGGGCTTTTTGATGGTGAGGGTAGTATATACTTTGCCAGAAGACCTGAACGTAAAAAGAAACATAACGGTAAAGGTTATCGAATAGCCAACGCACAACGTATTAGCATGGAAATAACTATGACAGACCAGTCCGTGATAATTTGGGTTCATGAGGTATTGGGTGTTGGAACTGTTGTTAGGAAACCACGAAAAGGTTTGCGTAAAGATGGTACAAAATATTTGGTTCAATGGAAGTGGAGATGTACTTTTAGAGACGCGTATTATGTATGTTGTCTAATTTGGCCTTGGTCACATACAAAATTACCGAAGGTTAGACAAATCATAGATCATTACGGTGAAGGTAAATTTATGAATGGTAAAGTTGTGGATTTAAAACAATATAGGGAGGCGATGTCATTAGAATGAAATTAAAATTTTATTTATGGGTAATGAGTTGGGCTGGTGAATTAAGTTCATGGGCTTGGCGTAAACAAGCTGCGATTGTTAGAAATAAGAATTGTAAAGAGGAAGAGGATTATCTAAAGGAATTAAAGAAAAAATTATGAAGAAAAAAGAATTACATGGTTACTATTACGATGGTAAAACTTTATATGAATTGTGGATTGATGAAAAAGGTAACATAACTCAGAAAAAATTAAAATGACTTTTGAATTTGGTTTAGGTATGTTTTTTTATAATATGGCTTGTTTAGCCATTGGCCTTGCTATTTTGTATTATGTGATAAGGAATATAAAATGATGTCAGATAAAGATTGTGAAGAGTATCACAACATAGGTAAGCCTATCAAATTTCATAATAAATACAGCTATATACAAGGAAAACAGATCACGGATCATGGAACTGGGACCAGGGTTTATGACATAAATAATTCTAGACTTCCTAGTGTGACTACGATATTAGGCGCTACAAAAAATAAACAATTTCTAAAAGACTGGATAGCTAAAAAAGGTGAACAAGAAGCAGAACGAATTAAAAATCATAGTAGTAGGCGGGGAACTTCCATGCACAAATTCTTGGAGTCATATATTACAGGCGTTGGATACGATGATCTTACGGCAATCGGACAGGAGGCGAAACCGATGGCCAACAAAGTTATTGAGATTGGTCTTACGCCAGTGGAAGAGTACTATGGGTCGGAAGTTACGATACACTACCCTGGTCTTTACGCTGGGTCTACTGACCTCGTATGTCTTCACAATGGTTTAGAAACTATCGCTGATTTCAAACAATCAAATCGACCTAAAAAATTAGAGTGGATTGAGGATTATTTTTTACAAATTGCAGCATACGCTATGGCCCATGACTACGTTTACGGAAGTAAAATTAGACAAGGTATTATTATGGTATGCACACCGGACCTATATTATCAAGAATTTAAGTTTCAAGACAGTGAATTAAGGCAATGGAAACATAAGTTTTTAAAAAGATTGGACATGTATCATGACCTAATTTATGATGAAAAAGAAAAAGCAAAAGTTAATATTACAAAGGAGGATTTTAGTGAACGATAGGTTGTTTAGAACGCTTCTAAAGAGATATGAGGCGGAAATAGAAGATGCGCTATACAAGATAGAATGCATTGAGGAGCACAATATAGTGATACCAGAACACGTGGATATTACGGGTGAGGTGGACAAATTGTTGGGTCAGATAGGTAAGGCAGAAGAGAAGTTGTCTGTAATGAGGAAATATTGTGGCAAAAAAGAGGCAGGGACAGTATTATAGAGTTCTCACAGATAATTTAGTGTTGCTGAAAAAAAACATGAAAAAAAAGTGGAATAATGTCCAAAACAAAAATTATGTAGCAATACCAACGATTATAATCGATTTTAGTGGACATTTTAGTGGACATTTTTTAGTTAAGTGGACATTATATTATGTCCATCAGTGGTGCCTTTCGCGCGCGCCAAAGCTGAATTTTGTATAGCAATTTATCTGTAGAAACTCTATAGTGAGACATGCCAAAAAAATCCAGACGCATAAATAGTTACACCAAACCTAAAACTGTAAAACAACAGTTGCCGTTTCCATACAAACGTGTGCGAATCGATTGGATTGACATCATCACTGAAGGCGGTTGGGGTACAGACAAAGAATTTAAAGATATGAAATTAGCAACACCTGTTAGTGAAGGTTGGTTATTTAGTAAAGATAGTGAAACTGTAAAAATATTTGCAGGTTATGATGTAGAACCAGATGGTTCTATTCACTTTTCGGAGCGATCGGTTTTTCCAACTTCTTGTGTGAAGAAGATAACGAAGATTCATTAGGTGTATCAACAATCTCCTCAGCAGTACCATTTACAACTTTCATCTTTAAAAGAGACGCGTAGTCGGATAGGATTTGTCGTCTTTTTTCTGCTAATTGTTCTTCTGTCATATCATCTAATTTACCTGTTCGTACTTCTTTTTTGTCTATGTATAGGCCACCAACTTTACCTCTGGCTACTTCCATATTGCCAGCAGCTGAAAAAGAATGTTTTTTTAAAGCGGCTTCCTTAATTCTATCTAACTGTTCTAAATGTTTGTCTAACGTTACTTCATGTTTTTCTCTTACTTCTAATCTTAATTCACCAATGTGTTTTACTACTAATGGTGAGTATCTTGGATTAGTAAGTTCAGAACCCTCACGTCTGCACCTATCCGGGCTGTAACCAGCTAGTTTTGCAGCTTCAGCTTTTGAACAACGTTTACCAGTAACAGGGTCGCCAAACACATAGTATTCAGCAAACTTCTTTTGCATGTCTGTAAGTCTTTTTGGTAGTCCCATGATTGACAATTTAAGGGAACTATCCTATATTGTCAAGGTATGAAAGATAAACGTACGTATACAAAATCGAAAGAACACGGAGAAGATATGAGTCATGAAAACGAAGTTAAGATTGAGCCAGGTAACTTACCTTACTTAATTGAAATGCATAAGAAAGAAATCTGGGAGTGGAAACAAAGAGAATCTGAACACATTAAAACTAAAAATTTATTAGATGGTTCTAAAAAAATAATAGATGAGTTGAGTGCTAAAACTATAGATTTGATTAGGACGATAACAGAACTTAATAATAAAAACATAGAATTAAAAAAAGAACTTGCGAAGCTGAAGAAATGAGAGTAAGGGACTTACAAGAATTTTTATCCAAATTTACTGAGGCTAGAAAAGATGGGTCGATGCAAGGTAATGCTATAAGCGATGCAGTCATCTACGTTGAGAAAGATGGATATTTAGAAGAGATTAATAAAATGGAAGTACACGAAAACACACATACAGTATTTGGCTTATCAAAAAATCATCATACTCACCGTTTAGTTCTTAAAACGAAGCAAGATAGAAAAATAATTATGCCTGATAAAATGCGTTCAGGTATAATTAAATGAACGACAATGTTCCCTCAAAAAATGTATGGGCCCAGAGGCTAAATTCTACCGAGAAATTAAAAAAAATATACCAAACATTTCTTGGATTAGACTTGAAAATCTTAGCCTATCTGGCACTCCTGATCTATTGGGCTATAATAATTCTGGGCACTTTTTTACTGTAGAATTAAAGGTGACTAAAGGGAACAAATTGAGATTTTCCCCTCATCAAATTGCCTTCCATAAACGCCATCCTGAGAATACATTTATCATGGTAAAGGCCCTCGGTCCTTTACCCAAGAAAACTTTTTCAGTTTTCTTGTTTCGTGGTTCAAGAATCACTGAGCTTGTAGCTTGCGGCTTGAAGCTTGACGCTTGTTGCTCTGGGCTTGATGCTTGTCGCTTGCTGCTTGAGAACCTGAACTAGGTTCTGGTTTGCTTGCTGCTTGATGCTTGCTGCTTGGGGCCTGTCGCTTCTGCTAGGTCATGTGTTGCTGCCTGAAGCTTGAGGCCCGGACCAGGACGCACGCTATCTTTAGCCGTCGCTGTTGAGTCGCTAATGGCCTGATCCGATTTATTACGCTTACGTAATTCTTTATAATATTTTGGGTGTCTAAACATCATACAATTTTAATGCTTCCCTAATCATATCTGCTAGCTGGTATTCATCACAGTATATATTATCTTTGTTAGATTTCAATATACCCTCCAGCTCTTCAATTATTTCTTTTTTGTTTTTAGTGTTTTCCATATGATACTGTTTTAATTGTGGCGTCCCAGCATGCCCGGCAGTCTCTGCATTCATTGTTTTGTTTTGCAGCTGGACAGCTGGCCCCTGAGCTCACCACTTCTGAAGAGTTGGGCCACGACTGAGGCGCCCGCTGGTTTACCATGGGCGCGCTGAATCGTATGACTAAATTGTTAGGCTTGTCTTTCAGGTGAGGCTTTATCCATGCTTCACGGGTCGGTAACCAGTGACGCTTTGATGGCGTCAGTCTACAGACTTCATAAATTTTTTGTAAGTGTTCCAGGTCCTGAACATCGCCGCTGTCATGCCAGCGGAACACATCCGGCTTTTTTGAATTTATTAAATGCGCCATTGCCTGGACCCAGTCCGGACGCTTGATAGCTCGCAGCCTTCGATACTGTGCATCCTGAACCACCTTGAAGACGTAACAACCTTTTAGAGCGTAACAGTCATAACATACTGAGCCAGGGACCGCTTGGAGCTTGGCCCCTGTCTTGCATTCCTTGGCTGGTAGACCTATCGACCATCCCGGCATTTTTGACGGTTTGGAAAGTGAGCCGCCTATTATTTTAAGTGCTTCTTTGGTTTGCATGTCTCCTTTATAATCCTATATTGTTTTTTTGTCAAGCTTGAAGCTTGGCGCTTGCAGCTTGCCGCTTCCTTCTTGTAGCCATTGGCCTCGAGCCAGCGCCAGTGATTTATAAAAATCACTGGGCTCTCAATCCTTCTAGTCATTTAATTTTTTCATTCGCTCTTGATCTTCCTTCACCAGCCGCAGTATCTCTTCTAAGATATCCGCTATTCTTTTTAAATGATCATTGTTCATATGTTCTCCTTTCTAAATTTATCCTATCATATCCTGGACCAGCTGTCAAGCTTGAAGCTTGAAGCTTGCGGACCAGCCAACGCCAGAGTCTCTGTGATCTAGCGGCGGCGGCGCGTTGACTGATCCCAGGTCAGTTGTCCACCAGTGAAGCTGGGCCAATATACTAATGGGTTATTAACCATTGCTACATTTTTATAGTCCAACATCTGACCAGGGATCAGTTCTAGTTGTTGGTAATTTCAGCTATTGCTTAATGTACTTCACAACCAGAAGTTGTCCCAATTCTTCCCACCAATAATTCTATAGATTACGGCAGTAATAATTAAATCCAATATAATACTTGACAATCCTATTGTCAAGTGGTAATTTCAAATCATGCAAAAAATAAATAAACAAGAAAGAGGTATAATGACTAAAGAAAGAAAGATAACACTTAACGCAGATAAGCGAAAAGTTATTGCAGATCAATTTCAATCTTTTTACGAAGATAAAGTAAAAGATAAATTGATACAGGCAAAAGAACAATATGACTTGATGAGAGAAAAGGCAAAAGAAAAAATCAATCAAGTTGTAAGATATCATCAACCACAAGAAGATGTAGATACAATTAGAAAAATGATTTCTAAATACAATAGAAGTGGTGGCGAGTTGTATGAAGATAATTGTTTCTATGTTCAAAAACCAATTATGAAAGTTGATGATGAGGGTAATGAATATGACGCAACAGATGAAGTTCATATTAGATTTAATATGGGTAAAAACTTTGCTAGAGCATATTATCGTGATGAGTTGAAAGCTAAAGGTTTAAATCCTGACTTTCATTTATCAATTAATGATGATTACTCAAAAAGAAATCCAAAATACTACAATGATGAGAGTGCAGTAAATAAATTTTTGGGTTTTAGTACATCTTCAAATGATGATAAATCTATAACTACTCCTGTTTCAAAGTGGGAAAATGATTTTCAACTTTGGACTATTGGTAGTTCTTATTGTCATTCAAGACAATTTAAAGTTGATGAGAATACTCTAAACTTTTTTAAGATGTATGTTGCTAGTGCTGACAATGTAATTAAAGAACATCAACAATTATATTCTTATGTTGAGGGCAAAATGAAAACTTTAAGATTAGGTTTAAAATCTTATAGAACATTTGACCAAGCAAAAGCATTAGCTGACAAAGTTGGAGTTGTTTTAAATGAAACAATGATGAATGAAAGTTCTAGTTTAGCTTTATCAATTTATAGCCCAGAAAATCTGGCTAGTCTTTTAGAAGATAAAGAGGTCTTAACTAGAGATCAAAAGATAGCTATTGCAAGACAACAAATGCAACAAACTATAAATTAATGTTTGACAATTATGGGACTATCCTATAGGATAGTCCCCAGAAAGAGAGAAATAAATATGACTAAAACATTTTACATAACTTATTGGGCTAACAAGCACAAAAAGCACATAACAAGACAAGGTAAGCATGACGACAAAAGCAGATATGGAGTTGCAAAAAATGGTACTGCGTATTATGTCTATTATGACTTAGACGCACATGGATATCGTACTGCAAGTGGCAGTTGGAAAGTGAGGCATTAATTATGTCAGACTATATTTGGTGTCATGGTCCAGATTGCCATAAACGACAAACAACCACAAGGGTTCGTGGTGTCAAAGGTTCTAAAGTTTTGAGGACAGTTAAGATTAATGTTAGTAACTATGGTGAGGGAATGTGGAATTACTTTTGCGACCAGACCTGTTTAATGAGGTTTCTTCGTACACACTATCAAGAGTTTATTAGACTACACCCAAGACCAGAGGCTCTTGAAACACCGATAGAAGTAGAGGTAGAAACTCATGAGAGTCCATATTGGGGTAAACAAACCAGAACAACTATCACACCGGTTGACAATGCTTGACTTATCCTATATGATCCCAGATATGACAAATACAGAAAAAAGAGTAAACAGATTTAATGGTGAGTCTGTTATGCTAACAAAAGAAGAAGCAAGAAGACACGATTGCATTTTTATAGCTGAGTCATTAGCTGAGTTTCACACTGACCCAGATGTAAAAGATAAAC